CCGGAATCGTAGAGCAGCTGCCGGTAGTCGGACAATACCTGTACGGTCACGCCCAATTCCACGGCCATCATCCACGTGTTACCTTCGTACACTTCCTCGGCCATGCCGTAATCCACCGGCGAGATCAACGCCAACGCGGTCTCCCTGCGGCAACGGCGCTCGCACTTCAACCCATACTGCGTGCCGCATCCCGAATCGTGGTGTTTCGCGTGGATGAGCTCATGGCAGAGGGTGCAGCGGCGCTGGAATCCGGCCAGTCGTTCGTCGAGGATGATGAGGCGGAGCGGGGCGCAGTAGATCCCGCACCTGTCTCCGGCCAGCCGACGTTCCTCCACGCGCACTCCCAACGTCTTCGCCCAGGACGTCAATGTGGCGTCGTTCACCGTCCAGTTCCGTCCAATCCCTTGGCGAACCTGTCGAAATCGCTTTCTCGTGCCGCATCCCACTTGTGGAACTCGTCGAGGGCCTTGCGTCTCATCTGCTCGTGTCCACGGTTGCCTTTGCCTTCCAGCAACGGCATGCCCGACAGGGAGATGTACTGGTCGATCAGCGTGGCGCATTCCTCCATGCTGGTGAGGGTGTGGTTCAGTACTCGTGCCTCCACGAGGTCCAGCAGACCGGTGGTGAGCGTGTTCAACGCCTTCATCTCGCGTTCGTTCAGATAGTTCTTTGCCACGGTCACGTCCGTGGACCGTGGATGTCCTTTCGGAGCGCCCTTCCAAGTAGTCAATCCCATGTTCGGCTTGCCGGCGTCCACACGATCCATGACGATTTCGGCGGCGGTCTGATGGGTGACGGCGTAGTGCATCTTGTTCTGGCAGCTGGCGAAGAAGTCCCTAGCCGTCTGCGAGTTCGGGTCATAGTCGTAGCTGACCTCGCTGAACAGGTCGGTGACCTTCTGCCAGAACCGACGCTCGCTGGTGCGGATGTCGCGGATGCGGTCGAGCAGTTCCTCGAAATAGTCGTCTCCGAACGGTCTGCCGTTCTTGAGCATGTCGTCGTTGAGGGCGAATCCCTTGACGATGTATTCGCGTAGGATGCCGGTGGCCCATTGGCGGAATTGTGTGGCCTGTCTGCTGTTGACGCGGTATCCGACGGCGATGATTGCGTCGAGATTGTAGAAAGAGATTTCTCTTGATACCTGGCGAGAACCTTCTTGTCGAACTATTCGAGATTTCCGAATGGTTGACGTCTCTGTCAGTTCGCCGGATGAGAAGATGTTTTTCAGATGCTCGTTGATGGTCGGCACGGTAACATTGAACAATTCTGCCATTTTCTGCTGTGTGAGCCAGAACGTCTCCCGCCAGTACGTGACTTCGACTGGTACGTTGCGCCCGTCCTCTTGGTAGAGGATTATCCGGCCTTCCTGTGGTTCGTCCGCCATGCTTGTCTCCTTCCGATTCCACAACCATCTTGTTGACGTCAACAAAATGGTCTGTTGTTGATGTTTCCAACGGTTTTGAACTATTCGGTTATTTCTAATAGTTCAATCCGCGTATGACGCGCGCAGACCCAGTTCCTTGGAGCTCCCGCCTTGAGCGGCTTGCTGAGCCTATCGCTCACTGCTTGGCGGTCTTCACCACTGTGGTGGTGCCCATCGCGGTGGTCTCCCAGCTGACGCCGTCCGCCTTGGTGTAGGTGAAGTCCTTGGTGGCGTCCTGCGAGCCGAGCAGGGACGCCTGCATCGCCGCGGTGTCTCCCTGGCTCGTCCACTTCCAGTCACCGGCCTTGTCCGGCGCATTGTAGGAGCCCTTCCAGTACAGGCTCTTCGTATCGCCGTTGTCGCTGACCCACTGGACGGTGATCGTGTCGGCCGTTATCTCGGCTTCCATCCAGGAATCCGTGCTGCCGGAGTTGGTCTGCTTCCATGTGCCGGTCAGATCCGCAGGCTGTTCTACCGGCTTCTTCTCTGCCGGCTTCTTCGTCGTCTGCGATTGGCTCGTGCTGCCGGCGTCGGCGGTTTTGGCGTCACTGGCGTTGCCGCATGCGCCAAGCCCGAGAATGAGCAGACCGGCGACGGCCGTTGCGATTGTCTTCCTGTACATGGTTTCCTTCTTTCCCTAGTTGATTTGCATCAAAAAAATCTAGTCTCTTGGCGTCTCCGCCTCAAGCATCTTGTTCGGATCGTCATTGGCGGCAGTGACGTAATCCTCCGGATGCGCGGCGATGCGATCCACCAGGTCATCGGTGATCTTTTGGCGCTCGCGGGCCTCGTAGGCGCGGGCGGCCTCGCTGGAGATTGACCCACAGGCTGCCGCGACCAGTGAAAGAGCGTCCGGAAGCCCAAAGAGTGGAGCGAGTCTGTCTAACTCGCTAATTGCCCAACTTCTTTTACCGAGTACTCGGTCGCTGACATAACCTTTTGATCGTCCTTCAAGAGCCTTGGAGAGGTCGGCCTGGGTAATGCCATTGGCTTCCATTGCTTGGCTGATATATTTGCAAATCACCAGATCGGTGCGTGTTGTGCTGCTATCCATAGCGATGACTGTATTCGAATTTTCGGGAAGTTACATCTGTACACCGTTCGGCGTGTCGAATTTGCCATACCGAATATTCGGGAGTACATTGAAAGCATGTTCACCGAATATCCGGTAAACGTCGAACAAAGTCCCGAATATTCGGGGAATGGAGGTGATGTGACAAGCAATGAATACGTGACACAGGCAATAAAAGTCAGGATGGCTCGACTTGGAATCACTCAATCCGACGTCGCCGACGCAGTTGGAATCAATCGGGTCGTCATGAATCGATACATGCGCAATCAACGGGAATGGCCGATTCGCGTTCTCGACAAGATTGCTCCGGCATTGAAATGGCAAGACGGTCTTGACATCTTCATTGCAGCAAATTCAGAAGAAAAAGAACCGCAATCGGCGCTCGCCAAATCATGAATCGAAAGGAAAACCCGAAATGAACATCAATATTCCGGTCGAAGATTCGAAAAGGCCATTGGATTGTCCGCTATGCGGCGGCATTCCGGAAATCCGTGTGTCGAAAACAGCTTATTCGGGTAACAACAGGATGGATTACTTCGTCGTATCCTGCTCGAATGGGCATGGTCCTGCAGAGGAAGGCGTATCGCAGGAGTTCATGCTGAAACGGTGGGACGCCTGGGCGGCCAGAATCACGTCGATTCTCTCGTCACCGATTCACCCGTGCCCGACGTGCGGCCGCATGCCACACGTCAAGGCAAACGACTTGGGCCTCAAGCTTGACTGCGAATGCAGAGCAAGCTCGAATCCTGTTTCGGATCCGGTTGCCGCCATCGAACTCTGGGAGCGGAACATCGAAAAAAGACAGCGTCTCAATGCCGATGTCGAGTTTCTGAACGGGATCATCGCCCGGTCATCGGCGTCGGATGCAACGGTTCCGGTGGCTCCTCGATCTCGTCAGTGCGATTCCGAAGCTCGTACCGTTCCAGCCGGCCAATCAGCTGCCGCCAAAGGGGAATCCGAATCGCCTTATACCCACTGGCCGGCCACAGATTCTCACCGGAGACACGTCCCACATGACATCGGAGACGCTTCTTCCACCAGCGGAGCCAAGGAATCGAGGGGAAACGGTCATGCGTGACCACGATGATCGAATCCGCATCGGAGTGGTGCATCTGCAATACGACGGACTCGCCCGGGGCGATGGATGGCATGGAACTTTCCCAGTGACGTAAGTCGTTGCCATGCGAAGGCTTGAGTTCCACCGCGACAACGCAGCCGGAGCCGACGAACCGGACGTCAATGGCTGGCGCTGTGCCGATGTTCTCCAAGGTCAGTGGCTCGCCATACAGATCGCGATTACCAGACAGATGCTCCGGCAGCACAACTTCACGCCGTGTAAGCACAAGATTCGGCCGGTTCCTGTCGAAATAGCGCAACAGCAGCGTGACCGCCGTGGACGTTACGACGCTCGCCGGTACCACCGAGGACCAATCAATACCGGTAACCCAACTCATATTTCACCAATCATCACGGAAGAACACATGAGAACGATTCTAAGGAGAATCACATGAACAACGAAATACAGAAGTTCGATTTCAAGGGCGCGGCATTGCGTACCTTGACCGACGAGGCGGGGGAGCCCTGGTTCGTGCTCAAAGATTGTATGAGCATCCTTGACCTTGGCAATCCAACTGAGACCGTCAAAATGTTTGATAAGGATGAGTTCAGTACTACTGAAGTCATCGATTCGATTGGTCGCCGGCAGCAGACGTATATCATCAGCGAACCTGGTCTTTACCGTCTTGTGATGAAGTCTCGGAAGCCGGAGGCCAAGGAGTTCCAGCGTTGGGTGACGCATGAGGTGCTGCCGTCCATCCGCAAGCACGGCGGCTATATGGCCGGCCAGGAACGGATGACACCGGAACAGATGGCGTTGGCCAGCATGCGATGGCTGCAATCCAAGGTCGACGAACAAGCCAAACAGCTCAAAGCCCAGGAAGGCAAGGTCCTGTTCGCCAACGCGGTCGAAACCGCGAGGACGTCCATCCTTGTGGGCGATTTCGCGAAGATCTTGAAAAGCAACGGCATCGACATCGGCCCACGGCGCCTGTTCGCCTGGCTCCGCGAGCATGGATGGCTCATCAAGGCCAAGGGCTCCAGTTGGAACATGCCCACACAGAAGGCGATGGACCTTCACCTGTTCGAGATCAAGGAGACGACCATCAGCCACTCGGACGGGCACACCACGATCAACAAGACGCCGAAGATGACCGGCAAGGGGCAGACGTATTTCGCCAAACTGTTCCTCGCGAAACCAACACAGGAAGCGGGTGCGTGATGAGTGAGACATGGCTGCCGGCATGCATATCGCTTACTGCTGGCTTGTTCAGTCTTTCCCTGGCTTTGCTTCGGATCCTCGTCGATCTTGATCCGATCGGTTGGATCCTGTCGTTGGGGGAGTGTCAAGAGTCCGGGAAAGCGGATGCAGTCGGGGATGTGCAAATAACCATAATCCCAGTCTCGAATGTTCGAACCGGTATCTCGTCAGAGTTGGCAAATGCCGTCTCGTTTCCGGTATCGGATGACGCGGCTGTTCCGGGAGCGACCCATGAATCGAATAGGAACGGAACACGCGGCGCATCAAATGCGTCGGCTGCTTCGTCCAATGGAGGCGTATCGCTATGACATCGGCTTTCTCATCGGCGTGCATGATGATATACGCGCGGTCGGCCGCTTTGAATTGCGCGATGCTGCTCGGAGTCATGAACTCGGTGTTGTCGCCGATGGGTCTCAGGAGCAGGAAATACGCCTTGCATCCAATCCCCTCGATTGAGACGTCGTACGCGTCGCCGTCACCGGAATTGTACACGGAGCAGACGGAATCCGGCTCGGCCTCGTCTCGAGACTCCAACCAGTCAGAAAATCCGGGCACCGTTGAGGAAATCGGTAATTCAGGATTCGTCGAGTGTTCCAGCAGGGTCCAGTCCGCCTGCGGCCTGTTATGCCATGGCCACCAAACGGTCAATCCGGCGCCAAACAGCGAGGCCGCGGCACCGGCCCATGCGGCCAATACGGATCCATCCATTGATTCTTCTCCTAACTGTTCGGCCCGCACGTCGGAAATGCGGGATGACACCGATTTTAGGAGGGGGCCGGGCGGTTCTCCTAACGCCGCCCGGCATTACACACGCAAAGGAGGCGCGTGATGGAAGACGATACGACGTTCGCTGCGCTCGCTGAGGTCCTGAAACCGATGAACACGACGAAGGACATCGCGGACCGTTGCGGCATCAAGGAGGGCACCTTGGCGTACTGGCGTGGTGCGGGAATCGGCCCGAAGTTCGTGAAGGTCGGACGGACCGTCATGTATCCGAAGGAGCCGATGATCGCCTACTTCAAGGAACACCTCTACCAGAGCACATGTGAATACGAGGGAAAGGAGTCGGCATGAAAACGATTCGCAAGGCCTGCGTGCAGGCGGTGTTCGACGAGTTCGAGACACGGGGCGAACTGGTCCACGCGTTCGCGGATGGGGATGCTAAGGCCATGAGGCCTCTCGGCCACATCGTCGGCTACGTCGACCTTGACGTCACCGGAATCGTGGATCTCATCGTCGACACGATCAACAAGGAGCTGTGATGACACTCAGGAGAATCGACGCGGAAACGCTGCTGACGCCACCCGAACCGCCGAAGGCGAGCATCGTCATGCTTGGCATGAGCGGATACGCGGTTCGCATCAGTCCGAAAGGCGGGGCCCAACTCGTGGAACTCCTGCCCGACGGCGCCTGCACGCTCGCATCCATCACCGCGGGCGAGCTTGAGACATTCGACTACCAACTCCACAACGAAACGGGAGGCACCAGATGACCGACAACGATTTCCGTATCGAGGACCGGAAGGAACGCGAGGCGAAACGGCCGAACTATCCGCTGCGCAGGGTCAAGTTCCTGCTCGCGGTCGTCGGCCTCGTCGCCAGCGTGACGCTCATGCTCACCTGGCATGGCGGGAGCCTTGCGGGCGCGCTTGTGGTGGAGGGCGTGTATCTCGCCACCACGTTGTGGCTGGTGGTACGGTTCGCACCGAAATACGACGAAAAGGACGACAATCATGCCTAGCGGAGCGGACAGCCTGCAAAAACATTCGAAATACGCTCCGGTCAACCGTGGCAGCATCCACTACGGCGCATCCCGAAGCCACGGCCACCACACTTCGCCGAAGACATGGAGCCAGGAGACCGGCATCGACCTTGACCGGCTCATCCACGACGAACGCGAGTACATCACGCGGATGAGACGCCGCACCCGGCGTGACATCGACGTGAAGCCACGCATCCAACGCGTGTACGAGACGACCGTCGCACTGCAGATGGAAGGGGTGACGCCCAGCAGCCACAAGGTGGCCTCACGGCTCAACATCCCCCGGAGCACCGTGATGGGCGACGTGCACAGGCTCGCCGGCATGGGATTGCTCGTCAACGCGCGGACCCGACGCGGAGGCTTCCTCACCACCGGCAGAACACCCGATTGGAGTGACCTGGATTGAGTCTCGAAACATTAAGCCTGCCGGAATGGCCAATGGTGTGCGAGCTCACCGTGCCTGGCGACCCGCAGTCGAAAGGTCGTCCACGCGTCTACCAGGGACACGGCATCACCCCGACGCGGACGCGGGAGGCCGAGAACCGCGTGTACTCGGAATGGCGCAACCAGTATCCCCGCCTGCCACCCTACGAAGGGCCAGTCTGCCTGACGCTCACATTCTGGACGGCAACACGGCGCGGACGCGATTGGGACAATCTGGCGAAACTGTTCACCGACGCGTTGAACGGCGTCGCCTACATGGACGACCGGCAGATCATCGAAGCCAGCGTGCACGTGCACCGTCCCGACCAGTACGTGCTTGGCGCGCACGGCAGGCCGCGCAAACGGAAAAGCGGCGATCCGCTCACATGGCACGGCCAGCCATACACGCCACACACACAGGCAAGCATCTATTTCAAACAGGAATACATACCCAGATAGGAGAAAACACCATGAAAAACACCAGTGAATACGTTGTGCAGACCCTCATCGATGACGAGGACATGAGCGCCGACCTCGCGAGCCTCTACCCGGCGGCCAGCAAAATCGGCGACGCAGCCGCGGCATTCATCGACAAAGCGGACCAGACCATCGAAAAGAAGGGTCTGATGGGCACGCCTGCCGGAACTGTCGCGAAATGCATCGACATTTGCCAGAACGTCGTCAAGGAAGGCGCGGCCATCAGCCGGCTCCTACGCAATCCAAGGACCTGCGACACCGTGATCATCAGCCGACGGTGCGAGGAAACGAATCCCGCCACCGAAGACGACGGCATGACGCAATCGACAGTGGAGGACGTGGAATGAGCAAGCAGAGGGGACACATGCCGTACTGCCGCACGTGCGGACCATTGGGGCCGGCCATGCGAACCATGCCCGCGTTCGACGTCGTGGAAACGCACCGACGCTCCTACCCGCACCACCAGACCAGCGTCATCCCCACCAAAACCAGCATCATCGTGAAAGGAACAAGCAAATGAGCGCGCAGAATCTCGAAACATTGGCCAAACGGTACGTGGAACTGAAAAGCCGCATCGCCGACCTGCAGGAAGAAGCCGACGGATTGAAAGCCGAACTCATGGAGAACCGCGAGCCCGGCGAATACGCTGCCGGACCGTTGACCGTGAAAATCCGGAAAGGCAAACGCAATCTCGATGCTGGAGCATTCGAACGGCGTTTTCCTGTGCAACAGTACGCCGACTGCTACCAGATCAAACCAAAAGCATTATCCACGATCATCAAACAGGTCTGCGAAAACGCCTTGCAGGATTGCGTGAAAGTCGGCGCGGCAAGCCTGGTGGTCGAATGATGGGCGACAAGATCATCAGACAACACTTCAACCACGCATTGAACAACGCGCTGGACGCCTACGACAAGTCCTTAAGCGAGAACGTGTATCTCCTCGACGCGGACGACCTCGACGCTTTTGCCGACATCCTGTACCGCTACCTATTCGACGTGAAATGCGAGGCATGAAAATGGCCAGCGAACTCGACCTCGAGGCCGTCATGGCCGCAAACCAGACCATACCGGAAACGACGCCGGCACCCACGGTGGAGTCGACGGAGTGGACGGAAATCCGCGGCATCATCGAAGACCACATCACCAACCAGCCAAGAAGCCTGCAAAAGGAGATCGGACCATCGGAGCTCGGCACCGACTGCCTCCACTGCCTCGCCGCCAGACTCGCCGGATGGGAGAAACGCCAGTCGGCCGCATGGCTGCCATTCATCGGCACATGCGTCCACGAACGATTCGAACACCTGTTCAACAGTCGCAAGGACGAATTCACCGTCCCGGACGACGATGGGGGAGAACCATGGGCCGTGAAACGCTTCGAGGCCGAAAGACACGTCGACGTGGGCGAAATCCACGGACTCCACGGCTATCAGCTCATCCACGGCAGCATCGACCTGTACGACGCGGAAAACAACACGACCATCGACTGGAAAATCACCGGCCCCACCACAATTCGCAACGTCAAAGCCAACGGTCCAAGCCAACAATATCGCATCCAGGCGAGCCTGTACGGCATCGGATTGGAAAACGACGGAGAACCCTGCAAAAGGAACGCCATCTACTTCCTGCCCAGGAACAGCGTCAGCCTGGCCGACGCACTGCCGATCGAATTCGACTTCGACCCGAAACCCGGACGGTGGGCGCTCAGCCGCGCGCAACTCATCGCCAACCTCCTCGACCTCATCGAACAAGAGGATGGAACCGAAATGCGCGACGCGTGGATACACGCTCTGCCAACCAGTCCGACCCACTGCTTCCAATGCGGCAGCTGGCCGGACGACCAGCTCGGACAACTATCCGAACTCAACGAAAACCAATATCCGGCATTGCCGGACAAATGGCGGCAGGCCATCGGCCTGCTGGAATCCACCTACAGGAAAACAGAAAGGTAAAAAACACAATGTTCGGAACGCAAAACTATGGTGGCGGATTCACTCAGCAAGGCGGAGCCAGCTACCGGCCACAACAGGCGCAGCAGCAGTCCGCCGAATCGTTAAGCCTTGACGACGTGATGCAGGGCGGCGCGCCCAGCGCGTTCAGCAAGGACGATCCGATCGGCACCAGCGTGGAAGGCGAGATCGTCGAAATCCGCGCGGAACAGCAGACCGACTTCACCACCGGCGAACCCCTCTACTATCCCAACGGCAAGCCGAAGCCGCAGGTCGTCATCCACCTGCAGACCACACTGCAAGACCCAAATCGCGTCGGAGACTCCGGCATTCGAGGCGTGTACGTAAAAGGCTACAACATCGGCCAATTGCGTCTCGCATGCCGTCAGGCTGGAGTCGGCGACCATCCGAACGTCGGAGACCACTTGAAAGCCACTTTCGCCCGCACCCAGCCCGCGAAGACCCGCGGCTACAACGACGCGAAAATCTACGACTACGTCGTCACACCGAAAAAGACGGCCGACTTGAACACCGCGATGAACGACCCGCAGGCCGCAGCCCCGCAACAGTATGCGCCGCAGCCGCAGTACGGCCAGCCAGTCACCATCGGCCAGCCCGCAGGCCTGACCATGCAGGAACGACAGCAGGCCGCCCAACTGCAGGCCGCCGGAAAAAACGTGCAGGAGATAGCCGGACTGCTCGGCAAAACGGTCGACCAGGTCGTCAACGCGCTCGGCGCGGGCAGCGGACAAGAGCCTGAATTCTAAAAAATAGGAAAACGTCCCCACCACATCCCTGCAGTGACGTCTCGCTAATCGAAAACGTCACTGCGGGGACGTGGTGGACACAGGGGGACATAGGCAAAGTCCACCCAAAAAGGACGAAAAATCAACCATATATAGAAAAAGGACAAAAGGACAAAGTGTTTTATATATATGTCTTTTTTGTTGTTTTTTGTGTTGTGTGTATAGGGGAGTAACCGTCCCCGCAAAAAGGAGGTGAAAAATGAGAAACTACAGCAAATACTCGCCCATTCCCACTGAAGACCTGCCAGCGCAATTCGCGGGAATCTTCCACCTGCTCGCACTCACCTTCGCGCCGGCGAACGACCGCACGATCATTGCGACCATCGATGGCCGCAACCTTGAACTTATCTGCGATGGTGGCGATACTGCCACCGAACATCGCAAGAAAATCCCAGTCGTGGCCGCCGGCTATCAAAAAGCCATCTGGGAGCTCCGCGAAGGGCATCTTCGCTACTGCCCGTCACAGCAAAGGCTCTGGCGTCGAGACCCAGACACGTCCGACCATGAGGGCGAAAGGCTCATCCTCAATTCATGGCATCCCGTGAAAACCATCGAGGATGAATACCATATCGGCACGAACGCGCGCAGCAGTGAGCGTAATCCGCTCTACAGTGCGACGATTCTTCGCGAGGCGAAGCGAAGCCAATGGTTCGACCAAGTCGAACGCGGCGTGCGCTGCGACCCATGCGTGTGGGTGCGCCGTGAAGGAAGAATCGTCTGTCTGCAGGATGAGCCGGATATTGCGGTCACGCAGACATTCTCACCGGCAGGAATGGGCAATCAGGCATTGAGGGATGCGAAGCGCATTCTCGAATGGTTGACCGTCGATGAGAAGTCCTGCGCGAATCTTTGCCGAATGTTCGCGACGCCATGGCTTGAGCCATTCAAACAATTGTCATACGTACTGTCTGGTCATGGTGGTGACGGGAAAACGCTGATCGCCCGCCAGGCGATCCTTGGCGTGCTTGGAGTCGGGAAAGTGTTTCCTGGTTTCAGTGTGCAGGGCTATTGCACTGGCGGTGGCTACACTCTGGGGCGCGAGTCGATGAATGATGAGATGGACGGCAAGGCTTTCGCCATTGACGATGAGGCTTGCGCTGTCACGGAGGACATGCTGCCATTGCTGCGTGCACTCTCGACAGGCTCGCAGGTGAACGCCCGCGTCACGGGCGGCCGTTATCGTGTGATGACGCCATCGGCCACATTGCTGATTCTGACGAACATGCAGTTCGCCGATTCAGGCGAGAATTCCGATACGCGTCGTTTCATTAAGGTCGAATTCCACCAGTCGAAAGGCCGCTCGTATGACGAATATCATGCGATCGAGGGGTTCTGCCATCGACATCCCGCAGCGTTCTTCGTGCTGTCGTGCCGCTTGTGGGAGCGTTCGGATGAGCCGGAGATTGTGAATCTTAGTCCTGCTCGCACCATCAGTGACGAGATGTATTGGCTGATCAGTGAGATCGCGTCGAACGATGAACAGTATGGCGTGCCAGTCGCTTCCAGGAACGACTATCGCAAGGAGTTTCACACGGCGGTGCCGCAGTCTTTGATGGACGTGCTGGGCTTGGAGAATTCGAAGACCAAGGCGCTGCCGGGCAGTCAATGCCGTGTGGTGCGCGTCGCCGACCAGAATCGCTTCGAAGTGTATCGCAAGGCCGCTCTCGATAACGAGACGAAGCCTGCCGACACTTGGTGGCAGACGGCATTGTCGAAGCCGAACCGCGACAGTCTTAAAACGTTGGATGATGTGGGCGACTGTCATGATCTGGCCGGCATCGTCGAATCCGCGTTGGCTGGCAATGTCGGTTTCGCGCCATGCGAGGGCAAGGCGCGAAAGACTGGTGGTCCGGTCGATGGGAAGGTGTCGCTGTCGTGGAAGCGGTTGAATCCGTCGGACGAGAGCCACACGGATTCGACTTTCATCACCGACAAGATGACTCGTTATGCCGTCATTCCGCTTGGCGACTGTTTCGTCATCGATTGTGACAAGCCTTCTGAGGCTGATGGTCCTGATGGGTGGCAGTGTCTGCAGGCGTTGGCTGGCGATTACGGTTCCCAGGCGTTGCCGGCCACGTTGGTGACCAGGACTCCGCATGGCGTGCACTTGTATTATCGCATGCCGGCAGGCATGGATGTGAGCTTGCTGAAGAACGCTGTGCATGAGCAGAATCTGCCAATTGACCTGCGCGTCAGCAACAAGGGCTATGTGATTGGTCCGGGCAGTGTCATCGATGGGAACCGGTATGAGCTGGTTGATCTGCCGGCGGGCGTGGTGCCGGAGGCGAGTGAGGCAATCATGCGCATGCTCAAGGATTTCGGATACACGAACGAGCCAAAGCAGGAGGCTCCGTCGTTGAGCCTGGACGATGTCATGGCCGACAGGCCGGCCGCGTCCAATTCGCAGGGGACGCCGGATATGACGCCGGTGCCGGAAGGCCAACGCAACAGCACATTGCACGCCTGGGCGTACGGAAGGCTGAAGAACCATCCGGAGAACGAACGGCAGATCCAGGTCGATCTGTTCCAGCGTGGCCGTGTGAGCGGTCTGCCGGACGGAGAACTCGACCAGATCTGGAAATCGATCAAACGAAGCCTCGGATAAGGGTAGGAATCATGATGGGAATCATCCGAAAACTTGGTGGTCTTCTCGTTGAGGTGTCCGGGCTCATCCTAGGATTCGTCATGCTGATGCTTTTTCGAAACAGCTTGGAAGATCACCGACCTCATCGACTGGTGGCGAGATGAGTCGTAAACCACCATTGTGGATGCGCCGGCTCGCGCCACCGGGCAATCCGGCGCACCTCGTATCGGCCGTCTGCTCATGCGGACGGTGGATCTTCAGCGAACGTGACGTGGTCTGGCAGTCATGGGACGCCGGCATCATCACCGGCGATGACCTGACCACCGCGATTATCCTCGGCCGGCAGCTCATCCGGATCCGCCGCATCGCGCAGGCGGACACGATCAGATTGGAGACGGTCGCGGGACCGCTCGGCATCAGCCCGGACGGAATGTATCTCGGCGCGCATGAATGCGGGCTCATGCCCATCAGCGTCAAACCCGCCGACATGAGCGGGAGGGAATTCCACTATTCGACCCTTGAGGGGTTCCCGACGATGCGGCCGGATCCCGACAATCCGGACCCGTGGGCGGGAATACCCGAAATGGAACTGATGTTCGATTCAGGATGGCCGAAATGCTAGAATCGCAACATATGGGCGAAAAACGGGAAGCAACCACAACATGTAGTGTGTGCGGCGGTGAGTGCCGTATTCAAGCCACGATGTGCGACAAGTGCGAGACCGCTTTGAGGGGATGGATCCACGACTATCCCGTCTGGATTCACGCCCTGCGCGAGTTTCTGGATTCGACGGCGCATTACGGGGGTCACCAGCCTGGACGTGTCAACCTGCCGTCCGCGCCCACGCCGATCAGACTCTCGGTCGTTGACCATCTGCAGGAGATCGAGGATGCGGTGACGGCGTTGTGGTGTCGATTGTATGCGCCGCCGGCCATGCCATGGGCCACGAGCATCGCGGTCCCGCCCATCGTCGACATGCTCAAGGCATGCTGGTCATGCCAGCGGTTGAACCGCCTGCCGGACATCGGTTTGATTTGGCATGACTGGCAGCGGTTGGCGCGCAAGACGCTGAGCATCATCGACGTGCCGCCATCCAGGCATGGTATCGGCAGGTGTCTGAATCCTCTGTGTGGCGTGGAGCTGAGTGCGGAGGTCGGCGCGGTAAGTGTTGACTGTCCGGTGTGCGGCAACACTTATCGCGTGGTCGACGTGCGATTGGGGTTCCTGCGGGAGTGCATCGAATCGGGCAGGGCGTTCACGGCGGGGGAGTGCGCGGAGCTGCTGCGCGAGTGCGGGTTCCAGTGCAATGCGAACACGATTCGTTCGTGGCGCAAGCGCGGCAGGCTCCAGCCGGCCGGTGAGAGCGAGAAGGGACGGCCGTTGTACAGGCTTTCGGATGTGCATCGGCAGGTGTTGCGACGCGATTCGATTTGACAAAATCGAAAGTGCAACGCAGAATTGTCAGTGGATTAGAGGGTTCAAACCGAGGTGACTTGGTTTGAACCCTTTTCATATCCGCCATGGATTCTCCTAACTCCTTGGGTTGCAGTCCCGTCCTGTCCGAACGGCATATCGGACACGCTCCGCCCACTCCCGTCAGAGTGGGCATACCTCAATGTGGCAGGCAAGCCAATCCCGTGCTTCCGTGATGCGGTGATGCTCAAATCCGCCTGTCCATGCCTTCGTAGGAATCAGTGGTAGATCGCACCGGTCGCAGATCTTCGGATCCTCTTCCTTGCGGCTCGAGTGTGGACGCGGGTTCGAATCCCGCCGAAGGCACCCATGAAACAAATCCGGGGTAGGGGTATTGACAATCCGGGAGGGGTATTCGCAGATGATGGGGAGCCCCTACAAGACACGGGAGTGTCCATATACGGGAGCCCCTATACCGGCATTCCAGCAGGCCAACGGCGAAGATAGTCGTCGGCAAATCCACGGCACCCCTGGGCTCATACATGCGTGGGAGGCCACATGAGCAAGCGGCGCAACGAGCGTGTCAGCAACGGCTGGCGGCGCAGACAGCTCAGGGCAAGAGTCCTGGCCGCATACGACGTGTGCGCCATCTGCGGCAAGCCAGTCGACAAGACATTGAAGACACCACATCCGATGAGTGCCGAGGTCGACGAGCTCATACCAGTCTCACGCGGTGGTGATCCATACAGCTTCGCGAACTGCAGGCTCACGCACCGCAGATGCAACAGGATGAAGAGCGACAAGACAGACGAACACGCACGAGCGCTGCTGGCTGGCAGACAGGAAGTGAAATCAAGCTCGATGCCGTTCAAAACGTTCGGTATCTGACCTCCGATGACCAGGGCGGGGACCTCGGGTATACCCCTTACGGGAGCCTCGGGTGCAGTGCCGATATTTCTCTTGAAATTTAAGCGTAACGAATTGTGTTACGCATACGTTGAATGAAAGGCGGAATATGGCCTTTTTCAAAGCGTCAGCATCTGACATAGAACGATTTAATAAATACTTCAGAAGCACTGACCCTAGTAAATGTTGGGAATGGAACGGTGCTCATCACCCAAAGGGATATGGCACATTCCGTCTGGCAAAGACGTCCGTTCCGGCACATCGCTTCGCATATGCATTGACTCATAACATGTTTATCCCAGATGGGATGGTGATTGATCATATCTGTCACAACCGTTCATGCGTTAATTCAGACCATTTGAGAGCAGTAACGGTTCAGGAGAATTCCGAATATCGTGTTTCCTGTAATAAGAACAGCAAATCCGGAATCCGTGGTGTCTACTGGCGTAACGATCGAAAAGCATGGCAAGTTGAGGTTATCAAGAATAGGAAGGCATACAAGAGAGGTCCATTCAAGACGCTTGCACGGGCGGAAGCTGCTGCAACAAGATTGCGCGAAGAACTCGGGTTCCTCACTGGTTTTGGAATGAAGGAAACGCAATGATTTGCGAAGTATGCGGTAAGCAATTTAGGCCAAGTGGCAAGGGCAGCCAACAGAAATATTGCTCCGCGAAATGCAGGCAGAAAGACTATCGGCGTCGGAAAAAGAACCGGCCCGCACAGGACCGGAACGGTAAGCCGCCAGTCAAAGCCGTGGAAACGAAACAGAAGCCGGAAAGGGATCTCGACCAGCGGAGCTTCGAGAGGATGATGGACGGCAGCATGCTGGACATGCTGCGCGCCAACCGTGACCGACTGCAGAAGGCCATGGATGACACGTCCACACCGGCAAACGCACTGCCTGCGATCAGCCGCCAGCTCATCGACGTATGCGAACGCATCGAATCGCTCCAAGGCGGCGGTCTGACCGACCTGTTGGACGATGAGGAAGACGAGGTGACGGACGATGTCGGAGCGTCGATTGTCTGAGATCGCCAAGATCCTGCGCCAGCCGGAAGGCATCGTCGGCAGCGAGTTCACGCGAATCAACAAAGCCGCGCGCAAGGCCGGCATCCGTTTCGACTTGTGGCAGCAGGGCTTCTTGTGGCTTCTGTTCGCCAAGAACGCGGAAGGCAAGTATGCGTGTGGCGCGGACGGCGCCGTGCTGTCCAGCTGCAGGCAGATCGGCAAGACCTTCACCGTCGGCACCGCGTTGTTCCTCAAGGCGATACTCACACCGAACCTGAAAGCCATCTGGACCGCCCACCATACGCGCACCAGCGACGAGACATTCGCGGACATGTGCGAGATGGAGCATAATCCAGTGCTCGGCCGGTACGTGGAACGCATCCGCAGAGCAAACGGCCAACAGGAGATCACGTTCACGTCCGGCAGCCGCATCATGTTCGGCGCCCGCGAAAACGGCTTCGGCCGAGGATTGCACAGCGTGGACGTGGCCGTGTTCGACGAAGCGCAGATCCTCACAGTGCGCGCGATGGACAACATGATTCCGGTTTTGAACACGAGTCCTAACCCCCTGGTCGTGTATATGGGCAATCCACCCAAGCCGGGAGACCAGTGCGAGGCGTTCACGGAGAAACGCATGCACGCGCTGAACCATGACGGGAACCTCCTCTACGTGGAGCTTGCCGCCGACAAGGACGCGGATTCGGACGACCGCGAACAGTGGGCTAAAGCGAATCCCAGCTATCCGAAACGTACAAGCGAACAGGCAATCATGCGCATGCGCAACAACCTGTCGGAGGATTCGTTCCGTCGCGAGGCGCTTGGCATATGGGGCGAGACCGCCACCGCATACGCCATCAGCCCCGACCTGTGGCAGGCCGCGGCCATCGACGACGTGCCCGAGGGCGGCACGGTGAGCTTCGGCATCGACATGCCTCCGGACAGGAGCGTGCTGACCATCGGAGCCGCGCTACGGTACGCGGACGGTTCGGCCGTCATCCAGATGGCGAACATCAAGGACGCACGGCAGGCGGGAACCATGTGGGCCGTGGACTGGCTCGCCGAACATTGGCCGAAGACCGCCAGCGTGGTCATCGACGCGCAGTCGCCCGCTATGAGCCTGCTGCCCGAACTGAAGAAAGCACATGTGAAGGTCACGGTCACGAACATGCAGGAGATGGGCCGCGCGTGCGGCCGGTTCCTCGACATGCTCAAGGCCGGAACGCTCAAGCATCCACGGGACGAATACCAGCCGCAGCTGGCCGCGGCCGTCAAGGGCGCCACCACGCGGCCTCTTGGACAGTCCGGCGCGATCGCCTGGAACAAACTCGGCAGTGATGTCGACATCACGCCGCTCGTGTCCACCACTCTCGCCCTGTATGGGGCGTTCACGACGAAGCGACATCCGGGAAGACGACAGATCATCGGAGGAATCTAAATGAGTGACATCCAGACAACGGCAGCGCCGGACGGGTGGAAACCTACGGGAGGAGCCGGAACGGTGCCGAAACTCGTCGTGCCGACGCACATCGACGGACTCTCCGGTGAGGAGAACGCGCTGCTGCGCGAACTCGCCGAGGTATGGACGCGCCACGCGAGCCGCAACCGAACACTCACCGCTTACTACGAAGCCAAGGAGCCACTGGTTGATTTTGGACTGACTGTGCCGAAGTCCATCAAGGATCATTACACGCCGCTTGGGTGGGCACGCAAGGCTGTGGATATGCTCGCCGAGCTTTGCGTGTTCGAGGGATTCGTCTCGCCGGGCGTGGACGACCCGTTCGAACTGCAGGACTTCATGAGCCGCATCGGATTCACTAGCGTTCTGCAGCAGGCCATCCAGACTGCGCTCATTCACGGCTGTTCGTTCCTCAGCGTCGTCCGGGACTTCGAAGGAAGACCGCTCATCCGCACGCATACCGCGGAAAGCTCGGCCGCCGTCTGGGATTACCCTGACCGGCGGGTCAGGGCGTGCATGGCCATCACCGACGTCGACGACAACAATGAGGCCACCGGACTCGTGCTCTACATGCCCGACCGCAACATCAGCGTGCAGCGCCGTCTCGGCTACTGGTGGCGCGTGGACGATGAGCAACCCACCATCGACAACGAGTGCAGTGTGTTCCGCCTCGCCTACAAGGCTACCGAGGTCAAACCGTTCGGACGCTCCCGCATCAGCCGGGACGCTATGGCCATCATCGACGGCGCGAACCGCACTATCGTGCGCGCCGAAGCGAATGCCGAATTCTACGCGTTCCCAAAAATCCTGCTGACAGGCACTTCCGAAGAACTCGCCTCGTTGGGCACGGACGACGCGTTAAAGCTTTATATGGGTCGCTACAACATGATCAGCAAGGACATCGACGGGCAGTCCCCGACCGTGACGCAACTGGCCGCGTCGAGTATGGACCCGCATCTGACGATGCTGAAAAGTTGGGCGGCGATGTTCGCCAGTGCGATGAACATTCCAGCCAGCTCGCTAGGCATCGTGTCCGACGCGAACCCGACGTCCGCCGACGCGACCGAGGCACAACGTGAGGACCTGATCATCGAGGCGCGCCATTGCGACCGGGATTTCGGTGAATCGATCCTGCAGGCAGCCCGTCTTGTGGCACGGATGCAGGATCCATCCGTGCCCGACGAGGAGCTGATGAAACTGCAGGTCGACTGGAAGAACCCGAACACGCCGTCGAGCTCCATGAGCGCCGACGCATTCAGCAAGCTCGCTGGAAGCATCGACTCGTTCGCCAACAGCGAGGTCGGCATGACACGCGCCGGATTGAGCCGAAGCGAGATCGTCCGGCTGAAGGCCGACCAGCGCAAGGCCCAGGCCGGTCAGGTACTCGATCAGATTCGAGGCATGCGCCAACAGACGGAGCAGCAGACCGATACGGCGGCGAGGGAAGGCGGTATGAATGAGCCCGAACAGTCTGAACCTGCCGCCGGAACGACGCAGAAGGCTTGAACTCGACCTCAATGATTTGTACGAGGATTACACGGACACCATGAGCCGCCTGCAGAAGGAGGCCGGCAACAGTGTCTCGGGCCTCGTCTGGGACGGTGAAAGCCAGGAGCTCATCAAAGCGGAGATCAACCGGTATGCCGACGCCGCCAGCAGGCTCGCATCCGACTACTACGGCCACGTACGCGACCTGTGGGCGCAGTACGGCGGAATCGATATGCCGGAATACGAGCCGCCTTCCATCACCGCCGACCGCGCGGTCTGGCAGATGGCAGGCGGTTTCAACAACACTGACTTCATGGGATTGCACTACAAGGATGTCATTCCAGATGAAAACGGAGCCGTTCACAACAACGCCGGAAGAACCATCGACGACCTGTGGCCCACGTTCGCTGACGAGGAGCAGGCGCTGGAATACGTGCAGAATCTGATTCAGACCGTCGGGCGGCTGACCATGCAGAGGGCTGTGGCCAACGATCCCACCAAGCCTCGCTGGGCGCGTGTGCCGCGAGGGGCTAAGACATGCGCGTTCTGCCTTATGCTCGCCTCGCGTGGCTTCGCCTACCTGAGCGAGGACACCGCCGGACGGCAGATGCAATACCATACGGACTGCGACTGCGACATCGTGCCAAGCTGGGGCAGCAGCAAACTCAAAGGATACGATCCGGACAAGTATCGTGAAATGTACCAGGCAGCCAAGGCTGCGGCCGGCGATGACGGCGACTGGCGTGACACGCTAGCCCAATTGAGACGCATCTATCACGATGAGGTCAATGATGGTGTGACTGCCCAACCGACGATTCGATGGAGCGGCAAATCGATTCCAATCAGCGCTTCCGAACTATCGAGATTGTCGGATTATAGCGTCAGGATGCCTGGAGATAGATTCTCCAACGACGAGAAGATCGCGGCTTTGATGGATTGGACCGGAGACAGCTACAAAAGTATCAACGGCTACCTGTTCGGCGGACGAAACCCGTCGAAAGACGTCATCCATCAGGTCGAATGCATCGACGAAGCGATATCCGACCATATCACCCGAGAACGTTTCACGGTCGACAGGCAGATGCGGTTGTCGACGTTCCACGTCAACGACATGGAGTCGCTTTTCGATTTGAATACCGGTCGCACCTTCGAACACATCGGCTACATGGCCACCAGCATCAAGGAGGGAGGCATTGACGTTGATGGGGAAGACCGCATCGCCACAAGAATCCTGGTACCGCCGGGAAGCGCCGGCGTATATGTGGAGCCGATCACTCAGCATCCGGGAGAATACGAAATTCTTCTGCCGAGAGGAAGGGCTCTTCGTTTCGAAGGGCTTGGAGCATCCGACGGCAGACCGATCGTTTATCTGAGACTGCTATGATTGAGCCTATGGATCGTTCCGACCGTTTCACGTTTATGCCCGGTGATTTGAAGGAAGTCACCGATGAGCGCCATCTTGCGGAAATCAAACGCAAGTATGGCGATATCTCCATGCCGCAGGACGAATATGAATGGGTCAGGAACGAAGGAAAGAAGCGCTGGTCCGTCGGCGACTATGTGTCGACCGACGAGCTGCGGTCCGAATACGCGCGAAGAAAAGCGCTGGGAAATCTCTGAATCCCAGAAAGCCATCACGTCGAAACGTGATGGCTTTTCTTTTACCTTTCACACCCCAGCGATGGGGCGGGGCGCAGCCATGCGCGAAACCAACAAGAATGGCCGTCAACTCGCCGGCGTCAGGCGTGGAAACCAAGAACAAGCAAAGGAGCCACCAACCATGGCAGAAGAAAACCAGACCGGCGCGGACGGCCAACAGGAGCCGGAACAGCACTCTCCGGCCCCAAAGGACGTGAACAACGCGAAGCTGAGGACCTTCACCCAGGAGGAAGTCGACCGCATAATCAACGAGCGTCTCGGCAGGGAACGCGGCAGGAAAAGCGACTACGAGGAGCTCAAGGAGAAGGCCGGACAGACTGCCGACCTCGAATCGAAACTCTCCAAGGCGCTCGAGGAGAACGAGAAGCTCAAAAGCGAAGCCAAACAGGCCGAACACGAGAAGGAGCTCTCCACGATACGCGCCAACGTCGCGGCCAAACACGGCATCACCGACCCGAGCGTCCTCGCGGGCGACGACGAGAAGCAGATTGGCGAATACGCCGAGAAACTCATGAAGGTGTTCGCCGACATGCGTTCCCGCGGCACGGTTGCGGACCAGAGCGCCCGCACCGGACAGGCCAAGGCTAAACATTCCAGCCGCGAGGACTTCGTCAACGCCATGAGCAACACGCTCCTGTGAGCCAACCAGCAAAACAACATTCATTTGAAAGGACAAACCATGACAGATCCGTCCATGACCCGAAAAAGCAACGGTCTAGACCTCACCCCTGAAACCCAGGCGGAGATCTTGCAGACCGCAAAATACAAGAGCGCGTTCATGCAGCTCGTGCCGGAGATGAAACTGCCCGGCAACGGTGCTCGCGTGCCGATCATCATCGGCGACCCGGAGGCCGCATGGGTCAATGAGGGTGCGGAGAAGCCGAAGAGCGGCGTCACCTTCGGCAAGAAGGACATGCTGCCGTACACCATCGCGGTCATCATGCCGTTCTCCAACCAGTTCCGCCGAGACTTCGGCGCTCTCTACGACCAAGTGGTCGCGAAGGGTCCGGGAGCCATCGCCCGCACGTTTGACAAGACCATCATGGGTCTCGTCGACGCTCCGGGTGCGGACTTCGACACCCTGAAGAGCGCGCAGACCGTCAGCATCGGCAAGGACGTGTGGAAGAACCTGAACAAAGCCGACGACCTCGTGTCCGAAGCGGATGGAACCGTGGACGGTTGGGCGTTGAGCACCCAGGGTCGCAGTGTGCTCCGGCAGGCGACCGACAACAACGGACGCCCCCTATTCCTCAACGGCACCGCCGCCTCCGACGTGAGCACCGTGCTCGGCAACCGCACCTACATCAGCAAGGGCGTTCACGTGCCCGCCGTATCCGAGACACCGGGACCGGCCAAGGCAGAGATCCTCGGCGTGTGCGGCGAATTCTCCTCCGCCGCATGGGGTTCCGTCGAAGGAATGCAGACCAGCATCTCCGACCAGGCGTCCATCACCATCGACGGCAAGCAGGTCAACCTGTGGGAGCACAACATGTTCGCCGTGCGAATCGAAATCGAGGTCGGCTTCCGTATCCGCGACATCAACCGCTTCGTCCTGCTCACCGCCTGACGGAGTCCGACATGACTGTCGAACCAGACGTGTTCGCCACCTCCGACGATCTCGAACGGAGGTGGCACAAGCTCACCGACGAGGAACGTCAGAAAGCCGACACGCATCTCGCGGACGTGACCGACTACATCAAGGAACGCTCCCCGAACTGGCGGCGGCTCCTCGACGAACGGCCACGACTGTTGACGAAGATCACCTGCGACATCGTCCGCAGGATCATGCAGGCCGACCCGTACGACATTCCCGGCGGCATCACGCAGATGAACCAGACCACCGGCAGCTTCAGCGAACAATACAGTTTCGGAGCGCCCACCGGCGACCTCTGGCTGCGCGACGACGAGAAACGCATCCTCGGCATCAACGCGCAACGCGCGTTCAGCGTCGACATGGCAACGGGGGAGACGTCCTAGTGGAAACCATCGAAATCTGGCGCGGCCAGCCCACCACCGACACGGACGGCAACCCCATCCAGGGCAAACCCGTCCCCGTCGGCACATTCCAGGCGCTGGTCGAACCAAACTCCACCACCGACCAGACCGAGGAAAACGCCAATCCACAAACCATCGAATACACGATCCACATCCGCGGTAGCCAGCCGACAGGCATCCAAGCCACCGACCTGATCAAAGTCAGAGGCATCCTCCTGCCCGTCAAAGGAAAGCCGCAAGTGTGGAACAACCTCCACGGACGCCACATCGGCGACGTCATCACCGTGGGCGAACGGGAAGGATAACCCATGGCCAAACGATGCAGATTCGTGTTCAACCGAAAGGCATTCAGCCAGCAGGTGCTGAAGAACGAGACCCTGCGGGGCCGCATGCGCGACGCCGCCAACGAGGCCGTCACCGACAGCCGGTGCATGGTTCGCGACCATAACGGCGCGAACCGAAACGGCGTGGCCATCCTCTGCCCCGCACCCGTGGAGAAGGCGCACGGCACATTGGAGGACACGCTCGGAAGGATGCGCGTATGAGCATCCCCATCACCCCACGGCGCACGGAGCCGCTGCTCCTGCCCAGGCTGCGGGAGCTGTTCCCGGACGTGACGTTCGACACCATCGAACGCAACGACCTCGAACCGCCCTTCACCGAAGCCACATTGGCCGACTCCATGCAGGGCATGAGCACTCCCATCTCCCAATACGTGCGACTGCGGCTGGGCGTGCGCTGCATGAAAGAGGACCACACGGGCGACTGGGACAAGGCCGCCCGCCTGTGGGCCAGCATCGCAAGGGAGATCATCAGGCTCGGAACCGTCGCGCCGCTCATCAGCGCGTCACTGGAATCCGGACCGGTACGCATGACGGACGAGGACAAGAGGCTGGTGAGCGCGTACGGCGTGCTCCTGCTCGAGGTCACCGTCAACTGAAACACAACCAAAGACAACGTGCCGCCACACGCGAAGAACGGAAAGGTGCAGACGAATGTCTGACAACAACGAAAAAACCACCGTCGCCGCGCAGGGCGCGACCGACTACGGGTACGTGTCCAACGGCAACACCGCAGGCAACGTGCGCCTGATCAAGAACTACGCGCTGTTCCTGTTCCCCAAGGGCGACAGCACGTTCGTCGCGCCGACCGGCGTGAACTGGACGCCGCCGTCCAACAAGAAGCCGATCGGATACAGCACCGAGGACGGCGCCGTACTGCATCCGGAACCGGGCGACAGCACCGACTACAAGGCCCACAACGGCGACATCGTCCTGTCCGACACGGACCCGGGCTACTGGACGCTCCAGCTCGCCGCGATGGAAGGCCGCAAGGACGTGGTATCCGCCTACTTCGACGTGGACGTGGAATCCGACGGCGGCATCAGCATCAAGGGCGCCGGCCTGAAGAAGGAATGGATCCTCGTCCTGGTCGCGCTCGACCAGCAGGACCGCCCCTTCCTCCTGTACGGCACCAACGCGAAGGTGAGCGACCGCGACGACGTGAGCCTGAAATCCAGCGAGATCATGAACTTCAGCATGACGTTCAAGATGCTCAAGGGCACTAACGGCGAACAGTTCCACGCATGGGGCCTCGTCACCGAAGACGCCAAGTAGCCCATTGATTCTTCCCGTGCGGCCGATGGCGGTCGGCCGCACGGGACCATTACCCATAACCGCCGATAACCATGAAACGGAGACGAAATGAGCGACAACACCTACCATGTCGTGGACGTGGACCTTACCGACGCGGAGGAGCTCAAGCCCGACGTGCACCTCGAGGTCGCCGGAGCGAAACTCGACCTGCCGAACCTCAACAACGCGGAACTGCCCATCGAACTCGTGCAGGCCATCCTCCTGATCAAGAGCAAGCCCGCATTGTCCGACGAGGAAACCACGGCCTGCGTGAGCACGTTCCTCGCCTACTTCCAGACGATGCAGCCGAACTTCTGGAACGTGCTTCGCAAGACCAAACGTCCGATGGCCTACCTCACCGCGACCATCAAGGCGTGGGCCGAGGAATCCGGACTGGACCCAAAAGCGTTTACCTCGCCCACCTCTGGAACAACAATCGCGCGGCACTAGCCTACGACTGGATCCGAGCGTACGGGCAGATCTACAGGCCCGTACGCTTCCGGGAATGGGTTGAAGGCCAACGTCCACGAGTCGATTGGGGACTCGCCTGGGCGTTGACCCGCGAAATCATCAAAGACCATACGAGCCACTCGTGGATGGCGTTGCAGAACGCCGTCTACGCGCCCGACGGAGCCGAACAGGCGGTCTGGACGCTGTCCGGACAACGCAAACGCCCATGGTTCGACCACGAGCACGACCCGCTCCGCCCGCCAACCCCGACGCACAACCTCACCCGCCGTCAACGCGAGGACAGGGAACGGCTCAAAGCCTACTTCCACATCAACGACGACCTCTGACTCCGACCGCCATCGGAATCCCAACCTACGAATAAGGAAACACGATGGCAGCACAGGACATAGGCGTCGCATACGTCCACGTCGAACCATCCGGCAAAGGATTCGGCAAAAGCATCGAAGGCGACATCGGCGACGCCGTCAACAAAGCCTCCAAGAAAAGCTCCAACACCCTCATCTCGAAAATCGGCGGAGCATTCGGCAAAATCGGCAAGGTCGGCACAGGCGCGATCGCCACCCTCGCCGGCGGCATCACCGCACTGGCCGCCAAAGGCGGCTTCACCCGCGCACTCAACATCGAGAACGCGCAAGCCAAACTCAAAGGCCTCGGCCACGACAGCGCCAGCGTCACCGAAATCATGAACGACGCCCTCGCATCCGTCAAGGGCACCGCGTTCGGACTGGGCGACGCCGCGACCGTGGCGGCCAGCCTGTCCGCCTCCGGCGTCAAGGAGGGCGGCGAGCTCACCAAGGTCCTCAAGACCGTGGCCGACACCGCGCAGATCAGCGGCAGAAGCCTCACCGACATCGGCACGATCTTCGGATCGGTCGCCGCTCGAGGAAAGCTCCAGGGCGACGACATGCTCCAGCTCATGTCGAGCGGCATCCCGGTCCTCCAGATGCTCGGCAAGCACCTGAACAAGACCAGCGCCGAAGTGTCCGACATGGTCTCGGACGGCAAGATCGACTTCCAGACCTTCGCCGACGCCATGCAGGAAGGATTGGGCGGCGCCGCCCAGAGCGCCGGAACCACGTTCGCCGGCGCCCTGGCCAACGTGAAGGCCGCGTTGAGCCGACTCGGCGAGACCGCGGCCACGCCGGTCCTCAACGGCCTGCGCGGCCTGTTCAACCAGGCCATACCGCTCATCGACTCGTTCACCGCCGCCGTGAAACCGACGCTGGAGAAAGTCGGCGCCGGATTGCAGAAGGGATTGGAGCAGGCAATCCCCACAGCGCAGGCGAAGCTCGCCTCATTCTCCACGTTCGTCCGGAACCTGCCGGGGATCCAGATGCTCATGGCATCGGTCACGAGCCTCAGGGCGCAGCTGTCAGGCCTGGCTGCCGCGATGGTCTCGCTGACCTCCAAACTGAACCTCGGCGGCGAGGCCTCCTCGAGATTCGGCGGCATCGTCTCCGCGCTCGGGAATCTGCTCGCATCGGCCGCGCAGTCCCTGGCCAACGCCGCGGGATGGGCGAAGACGTTCGTCAACACGTTCATCGAGACAGGTGCTCTCCAGCCCTTCCTGCATGCGCTGGCGAACCTCGCCACCGGACTTGCATCGGTGGCCACGGCGCTCGTCTCGGCCGCATCGCAGGCGCTCGGCTTCGACAACTCCGGGCAGACGGCGGGATTGGCGGCACAGCGGTTCGCGGCGGTCCTCGACACGCTCACCGGCGCGCTCATGACCGTGGGCGGCTGGCTGCAGTCGGTCGGGCAGTGGGCGCAGCAGAACGGCGCGCTGGTGTCCGGCGCCCTGAAAGCCATCGCCGTCGCATTGCTCGCCGTCAAGGGCTGGGACATCGTCTCGACCGGGCTGAAAACGGTTTCCGGCGGACTGAAGGCCATCTCCGCGACCGCCTCCGGCGTGGAGAAGACCGCCACGGCCGCATTCGATCTGATCGGCAAATTATCCGACGTGGGAAGCGCGGCGGGCGGCCTGAAGCAACTCGCCAGCTCGTTCAATATCGTCAAGGCCGCCCAATCGGCGTGGAGCGCGGTGACCAAGGCTGCTACCGCCGTGCAATTGGCATTCAGCGCTGCCTTGGATGCGAATCCGATCGGCATGCTTGTCGTAGCCATCGGCGCGGTCGTCGCCGCACTGACATGGTTCTTCACCCAAACCGAAACGGGCAAACGACTCTGGAACAGCTTCGCCACATGGTTCACGGGAATCTGGAACCAGATCAGCACCGCATGCCAACCAATCCTGCAAACCATCGCCACATTCATCACCCAGACCATGAGCCAAATCCAACAAATCTGGCAAACCGGATGGACACTCATCACCACCATCATCCAAAACGTCTGGAACACAATCGGCCCCATCATCATGACCGCACTCACCGCGATCATCACCGGCATCCAAACATTCATCACCACCATCACACCACTCCTGCAAGCCGGAATACAGAACATCCAAACCATCTTCCAAACCGCCGCCACCATCATCAGCACGATCTGGAACGGACTATGGAACACCATAACCACCGTCGTACAAGGCACATGGACCATCATCACCACAGTCATCAGCACCACACTCGCCGTCATCCAAGGCATCATCCAACTGGCGCTCGCGGTCGTCAACGGGAACTGGAGCGCCGCATGGTCGGCCATCCAGGGCATCGCGTCGGCAGTGTGGGGCGGCATCCAAGGCGTCGTCTCCGCCGGCATCGGCATGGTCAGCGGAGTGGTATCCGCCGCATGCTCGACAATCCGGAGCGTGTGGGCCGCGTTGTGGAATGGCGTCGGAAGCATTGTGTCGAGCGTCTGGGGCGGCATCGTCGGCACCGTAAGCAACATGGTTGGCCGTGTCGGGAGCGTCGTGAGCGGGATCGGCGGAACCGTCCGGAGCGCGGTGTCCGGCGCGGGAAGCTGGCTCGTCAGCGCGGGACGCAACATCATCCAGGGATTGATCAACGGCATCACAGGAATGGTCGGCTCGTTGTATTCCAGCATCACCAACGCGTTGTCGGGCTTGGTGGACAAGGCCAAGAACGCTTTGGGCATCCATTCCCCGTCGCGTGTGTTCCGCGACGAGGTCGGCGTGATGGTCGGACGTGGCATGGCATTGGGCATCGACGATTCCGCGCATGTGGTCAGCCGTTCCATGGATTCGCTCGTCTCCACGATGAGCCTCTCCGACGCGGACTGGTCGAAGACCGGCAGGCTGAACGTCACGGCCGGCACCGGCGCCAATGCCGGCGACGGCGATCTGCGGGAACTCATCGCGGCCGTCGAATCGCTGCACGACGACCTCGGATCGATCATCGCCCGATACACGCCGACGATAGGGGACCGCGACTTCGCAAGGAAGGTGAGAAGTGCAATCGCTTGAATACGTGTGCGCGGCCACAGGTGAGCGCATCGGCTTCGAGGGGCCGCTGTACGGCGAGACGCTCACGGGACTGCGAACCCGCGTCTGGGACTACAGCCTCGCCTCACGTGGCATGACGGGCATCACCCGCAAGGCACGCGAGGCGACAGTCACCGTGAAGATCCACGATTCTCCAGCCACGCTCGACCTACTGCGCCGCCTCGCGGACGCCGACATGGCATCCGGGAACCCGGGCACGCTCGTGGCCGACGGCGAATGGGAAGCCAAAGCGTGGATCACGAAAAGCGAACCGCAATCCATCACGCCCACGATGGTCGAGATGCAGTTGACCATCGTGCTGGCCGATAGCGTGTGGCGCCGTCCGACCATGACGCATTTCACGCCGCGATACGATTCCGGAACCGCCGACCTTGACTATCCATATGATTATCCGCATGATTTCGCCGGCATGGCATTGGGTGCCGAGATCGTCAACGACACGTCCATCCCGCAGCCGGTCAAGCTCACGATATTCGGACCATGCGCGCAACCGTACGTCATCATCGGAAACAACCGGTACGAGGTCGACGTGACCGTGCCATCCGGCTCGCGTCTGGAAATCGACGGCACCGGCGATGTCAGGACCGTCACCATGGTCAGCGGCACAGGTCTCGCCACAAACTGCTTCGCGCAGGCCGTGCGAGGGTCGGGCAAGGATTCCGGCCGGTACGTGTTCCAACCGCTCGCGCCCGGAACACAGTCGGTCAGCTGGCCGGGAGGATTCCAATTCGACTTGACGGTCTGCGAGGAAAGGAGCGAACCGCCATGGACCTGATCGTCACCGACGCCACAGGCAAACCCGTGGCGAGCCACGCCTCATACACGCTCGACCTCGCGTTCGGTAGCGGGGAGAACGACTTCGACCTGCAGGTCGAAGACGCCGCGCTCAAGGCGGGGAGCCGCATCATGATCGACGGCACCGAGTACGGCGGCATCATCGACGACACGGATGTCGACGTGGACGGAGGCCTGTCCACCGTCACATGGCATGGCCGCGACTGGCATGGAGTGCTCGCCTCGAAGATCATCGAACCGGACAGGAACAACGATTACCTCACCCTGTCCGGCACGATTCCCGTCATCATGCGCACGCTCGTCAGCCGTGCGGGATTGCAAGGCCTGTTCACCGTCACCGACGAAAGCGCCGGCCACAAGACCACCTGCCAGTTCGACCGGTACGTGGACCTGTACAGCGGTCTGGTCAAGATGCTCAGGGCAAGCGGACTCAAACTCCGGTTGCGTAATGACGGCGACAAGGTGGCCATGAGCGCCATGCCCGTCCGCACGATCGGCGACAGCATCGACTCGGACCTCATCGACTTCACCGCCAAACAGGCGGCGCACCCGATCAACCATCTCATCTGCCTGGGCAAGGGCGAACTCAAGGACCGTACCGTCATCCACTGGTACGCCGACGCGAACGGCACGTTCAGCCACACGCAGACCCTCAAAGGCCTTGACGAACGCACCGCCACATACGAGTTGTCCAACGCCGAAGCCGACGAGCTCGAGGACAAGGGCAGGCAGAAATTCCAGGAACTTCGGAACACCAGCACCATCGACGTGGACATTCCCGACGGCATCGACGCGGACGTCGGCGACCTGGTCACGGGCCGTGACAACAACACGGGCCTCGTCGTCACTGCCGAGATCTCCAAGAAGATCGTCAAGGTTTCGGGAGGCGTGCTCACCGTCACCTACGAATCCGGAGGCGCCAGCGCCGGCGGCAACAGCGGAGAATCCTCCATCGGGGATGGTGGCCACGCCTACTACGCTGGAGCCGGCCTCAAACTCGACGCCTGGACGTTCAGCGCCGACGTGACCAGAAACGACATCGACTCGCTCAACAACGCATTGTCGGGTAAACAGCCGAAAGGCGACTACATCACCGGCCTGAAAATCGGTTCGGTGGACACGCTCGCCCCCGGTGCACAGGCAAGCGCGTCGCTCACGGGCGCCGGCAGCGACAAAACCTTGAATTTGGGGCTTCCGAAAGGCGACCAGGGTCCGCAAGGGGAGAAGGGCGACAAGGGCGACACAGGACCACAGGGGGCCACCGGAGCGAAAGGAGAGGCCGGCCAACGCGGCGAGACCGGGTTGCCTGCCTTGATCATCACACGCATACTATACGGATACTGGACGTCCGCATGCTCGGATTTTGACTGGCGGGCACTCAGTTTCAACCGTGCCCCGGTCGTAGGCGAATACTTCTTCGCCATGACCAATGGCGGCAAGAACCTGATGTACGCGCAGATCACAGCCACCGGGAAAAACGTGACGTTCAAACCGGTTTCCAACACAAGCCTCGTCGGACCGAAGGGCGACAAGGGCGAGACGGGCATGAGCGCAAGCCAGGCGTTCATCGCCGCCCACCCGGTCGGCTCCCTCTACTGGACCACCGCCACAACAAATCCGGGAACCACCTACGGCGGCACTTGGAAGGAATGCAACACCATCCTTCCAGGACACATCTACCAGCGCACAGCCTGAAAGAGAAAGGAACATCAATGGCACGAACCACGAACATCACCAGATACACCTGCGACCGATGCCACGCCTCCGCATACCTCGCCGACGGTGACCCACGCACCTCCAGCGACTGGCACGACATCACACACACCACCGTCGACGGAGTCGCACAGGGCGCGCTCGTCTGTACCGCATGCTGGCAGACGTTCAAAGCGCTGGCAGTCACGCAGGACGCCGCCTACGCCGCATACCTCAACAACACAACAGATAGGAAGGAATGACCATGACCATGAATCTCATCACCGGCAAGGCCGGCGCTCCGCACATCACATCCAGCGACCAAGGAGCCATGCAGGCCGGACTGGTCGGAAACGGCAACTACCTGCTGCAAGGCAGCGACGGCAAATTCCCCGCCGTGACCATGCAGTCAGCAAACAAAGCGCTCATCCCGGTCCTCAACCTTGTGATCGAAGGACGATACGCACGCGTCACCGCGGCGGAAACCGTCACCATCGAAAGCGGAGTCACAGGACGGAACCGCAACGACCTAATCTGCGTGAAATACACGCGAGACTCGCACAACATCGAAACGATCGCGCTCGCGGTGCTGAAGGGCACCGCCACCAGTGGCACGGCGGCTGACCCCACGGTACCGTCGGGTAGTATCCTGAACAATTCCGGCACCGTATGGATTCCGATCGCTCGTATCCCGATCAGTGGCATCACCGCCGGAACTCCTGTCATGCTTGTCAAGCAGTTGCCTCCGATGAGACAGCTGTGGGATTCCGTAAACCAGATCCACCCGGTTGGCTCGGCGGTATTCCTGGTCAGCGGTCAGACGCCGAAGTCGGTAGGGCTTCCCGGCACGTGGGTGAAAACCGATTGGGCAATCGCAGACAAAGACAGACTCGTGTTCGACATCGAGAACGCGCAAACAAGCAAAAACGGCGCGAACATCAGGATCTACGGATGGAACGACGGTGCGGGTCAGAAGTTCTGGTTCTTCACCAAACAGTTCGGCGACGTGAATATGTGGATTCGAACTGCATAGCTTTCCGTAATCCAGATGGGTGACTGGGTTGTAGTAAAGCGTCCACGAGGCTATGACGCCTACCTCGTCGCAAGCATGGTCTTCAAGCCAAATACGAACACATCAACGGATATCAAGCTACCGTTAGAAGCTGCGAACTGGGATTCGTATTCCGTCGAATTGCAGCTGATGAACAACGATAAAAACAAAGTGCCGTCGTTCAACAACATCTCGATGATTACGAACAGTCATTCGGCAAAAGGATTTCAGCTTGTCGCATGGAACGCATGCAGTACGCAGTTGAGCTATCGCATTGCCGTTACCGTCCACGTCTTCGACATGAAGCAGTAGCTTTCCGTAACCCAGCCGAAACACAGGAATGTTCTGAAGTCCAAAACGTTCGGTGGGATGAATGTATTGGCTGTCAGGAACCTTGGGACAGTCACGATCTGGGTCGCGCAGGTCGGTTCAATCCGCACAACCGCAGAAGGCGTGGTAATCGGTACCGTCGAGGATGATTCGAGGCCTGCGGTGCCGGTGCGCTGCCTCTTCGGTACCACCAATGGCGTGTGGGGCATTGTCTGCGTTGATACGGGCGGCAACATCACGCTGACCCACAAATTCAACGACGCTGACGTCATATGGTCGTTTATCGACATCAGCTTCAGCTACGTCATCGCCTGAATGGTTTTCCGTAACCCTCATCAAGGCGAATCCGAATTGGAAAGTGGATTATCGTACCGCGCTGGTAGGCAAGCTGTTGATCGTCGCATTCCACGCAATCCGAGTCGGTAGCGACTGGAACGCGGCGAAAGAATGGGAGACATCCACGATTCTCACACTCCCAGCCGGTTTGGAGGCGTCCTTCGAGGTGCATTGCGCCGCCGTATCCAATTCGAGCGTCGGATTGCATGGCGTCGAAGTGCAGGTGGCGCAGGACGTCATCGCATTGCGCTCTTCCGCGAAGATGAGCATCGGAGCGACTTGGGGATGGGTGGAAGGAGCCATCACAGTGCCGCTCGCCTAGGCGAAAGTCACGCCATCGGGCACTGGGATAATCCTCTGGAAGCATTGGACGACATCGTTTGAACCGATGCCGCCGACGAGGGTCACCGACCCGTCCGTGTTCCAAGTCGCCTGTTTTCCGTACGCGATGCCGGCCACATTCGCGACGCACCCCAAACCGACCGATTTGGAGGGTTTCACGCCCGATTTAAACATCCAGACAGTGAAGTTGCCGACGTTCACGGAGCTTCGGAACGACGAGAGATCGACGAATATCAGACCGTCTTTGACGGTGATGGTGTTCGTCGCACCATACGCCACCCCGACGAAAGACCCCGTATTCTGCCATTGCAGTTGACATGTCTGAGTTACGGAATGCTAGAGTTACGGTATCGGGTAGCAGAGTGAGCCAACGCATCCTTGGTTGCTGCCAGTGGCTCCCATGTTCGCGCATCGAATGGTTCCGTTCGGGTTGACGACGAGCATTCTCGCCGTCTGCCCGTTCGACACGCACACCATTCCATTGACCTCGACAGGCGGGCGCAGTTCGACGGGCAGCACGTATTCGCATTGCACTGAATCCCAACTGCCATTACCGATATTGCCGGAGTATTTGACCAGCATCATCATGCCGGTGCGGATGACCGTAAAGCCCTTCGAGTTATACAGGGTTACGGAATGCTATGACTGCTGCTTGAATGCCACCCAATAAACGCGCACGCCTTGCCGGTCCACCCAATCGCGATTATCCACACGGCGAATACGGAAACGCAATCTCCTGTTGGTCATGTCCCAAAAGAACGCTTCAAAAGACTTTCCCGCGGCATCCGCCATGCCGTTCGGCCACAGCTGGCACAATACGAAAACACCATCGGTCGTTTGGAATGGATTATCGACCGTCACCATGCCGTTATTGTCGGTGTTGTCATTAATCAATCCGCAGCGGAATACGGAAAGCTATTGCAGTGCCGTCCAACAGCCGTGCGCCGTGGAGTAAGCGGATTTCGGGTCGCCAAGCATCTGCACCTTCCCATCACGCATGACAAGCAGGCTGAAACCGCAGGACGGGAACGATATGATGCTCTGGTCGGCGAGCGGACGGAACGCTTCTGGGATGGTCTCATTCGCCGTCGAGTAGTTCTGCTGTCCACTGCCGTCGAACTTGACGTTGCCGTTGATCGTGACGATGCGTCCGACGCGACATAGAGTGAGTCTGCTGTTCGTGTATGGAGGTTTCCATGGCTGGGTTACGGAAAGCTATTCAGCTGGTCAATATGAGTTTCTGCCAAGCTTTCTGCATGTCCTTGAGGACGCTCAAATCGGGCTTGAGGTAATACCGTGCGGTGGTTTGGATGTCGGAATGCCCGAGCTGTCGTGCGACCACGCTGATGTCGGTTCCGGCCTTGATCGCCAGCGTGCCGAACGTGTGGCGTAGGTTGCGCGGAGGCACGCATGGCAGTTTCATGCGCTTGCACCAACTGCGGTAGTGGTTTGCCACTTGGTTCGCGTTCAGACTGCCGACCAGTCGGCCGGTCTTCGTGCCGTGGCGTAGTTCCGCCAAGCGTTTGACCGCGAACCGTGGCAATGCGACGGTACGTCGGCTCAGATCGGTCTTCGGTTCGGTGACGGTCTCATGGCCCGCGACCCACTGCACCGACCTTTTCACCGTGACGGTGCCGCGTCGTAAATCCAAGTCGGCCCATTCCAGGCCGACCGACTCGCAGCGGCGCAGTCCCGCGCATACGGAGACCAATAACCAGGCTTCCAACGCGTGACCGTAGAAGCCTTTGAGCAGCCGTCTTACCTGTCTGGCGTCGAGCACGCGCGGCTCATACCGCCGCAGGTGCGGCAGTCTGATTTCACGACGTGTCACGTCATTGTCGGTGACTCCCTTGCGATAGGCGAGTCGGAGTATCGCCCGCAGCACGGCCCACGCCTTGCGCGCGGCGCCGGCCTGATTGAACGAGCCGAGCCACTCCTCGATGTCGTTCGCGGTGATCGACTCCATGTCGACGTCAGCCCATTTCGGCTGGATGTGGCAGCGGTAGGCCGACTCGTAGCCCACCCTCGTGCACTCGCGGAGCTTCCCGCAGGAGGGCCACCAGACCTCATTCACAAACGTTCCCAACAACATTTCAACCTCCAAAATCCCACACGTGGTTATCGCGGCTTCCAACGGTAGCCACGTGTGGGATTTTCCTTTCGGAAGGATTCCCAATGAGCCAGGAAACCATCGTCGCAATCGTTATCGCCATCATCGGCAGCGGAGGCAGCGGCGTGTTCGTCACCTGGATTCTGAGCAAGGTCGACCAACGTCACGATCCACTGCATGAGGGCGTCAGGGAACTGTTGTTCTGCAAACTCGAGGCTCTGTACCGTCAGATGGTCGATGCAGGTGGTGTTGCGAGCATTCCGTTGAAGCAAAGCGCGGAACGAATATATGCCGCTTACCACGGTCTGGGCGGCAATGGAACCGGAACCTCGATGATCCAAGACATACGTGACGCGCATATCGCGAACACAGATTGAAAGATTCAAAAGATTTCCACACCGTCCGTACAAGGCGGACGGTACGGACAAAGGAAAGGAGAGGAATTGAACATCCTCAACAAAGGCAAGCCGAGACACAAGCGCATGAATCCACGCCGACAATGGCGCAAGCTACTGACCGCGCTCGCGGTCGCCATATCCATGGCGGTCGCGCCGGCCGCGATGGCCGACATGAACGGGTACGACGTCTCGAACTGGCAGTGCGGCATCGACACCGCGACCGTGCCGGCAGATTTCGTCATCGTCGGCACCACATGGGGGTCCGGCGGCGTGTACGGTGGTTGCCTGTCCAACGGCGTCAACACCGACGCGAACCGTCAGCTCGCCGGCGCCGTCAACAGCGGCAAGGAGACCGGCGTCTACCATTACGCGCGCGGCGGCAACCCCGAGACCGAAGCCCGGTTCTTCGTCGACAACGTGCGCGGATACGTGCACAAGAGCGTGCTGATCCTCGACTGGGAGGCGCAGGACAATACGGCATGGGGCGACAAGCAGTGGCCGCGCCGCTGGGCGCGCGAGGTCAAGCGTCTGACAGGCGTCAACCCAATCATCTACACGATGGACTCCGGGTACTGGCAGGTCGCCGGCATGGAGACGGAGCTGAACTGCGGCATCTGGATCGCACAGTACGCGACGAACCTCGTCACCGGATACCAGACCGCCCCGTGGAACATCGGAGCGCGCGGCGAGGTGATGAGGCAGTACACGTCTAACGGCAGTCTCAGCGGCTGGTCAGGACGCCTCGACCTGAACAAGTTCCGCGGCGACCGCGCGGCATGGCGCAAGTACGCGAACCCCGACGACAAGGGCACGGCGAGCCTGCCGAACGTCAAGCCGACGCCACAGCCAACGACAGCTCCGACGGTCGACCTGGACGCTTTGGCCACGCGCACCATCCGCGGCGACTTCGGCAACGATCCCGCCCGCAGGCAGGCGTTGGGTGGCAATTACGCGGCGGTCATGCAGATCGTCAACAGTCGCCTCGGCGGAGGTTCCGGCGGAACGGCCGCCACAGGTTCGCGTAGCGTCGTGGTCCGTTCCGGCGACACCATGTGCGCCATAGCCGAACGCACCGGCCTGAAGCCGGTGTCCGCCTGGCATGTGCCGAGCGGTGACGTCAACAGGATTTATCCGGGGCAGATCGTCACCTATGGCGGCGCGTCCGCGTCCACCGCTTCGAGCGTGGTCGGAGGCCATGTGGTCCGTTCCGGCGAAAGCCTGTGGAGCATCTACGGCTCCGGCTGGCAGTCGGCTGCCGCACGCAATGGCATCCGCAGCCCATACGTTATCTATCCCGGACAGTACCTGCGCTGAAACTCCCGTTTCCACGACTTTAAGCGTTGTGGAGACGGTTGCCGCAATGTTTAAGGAGGTGAAAAATGGATGAATCCAATAGCCCGCAATCCGATTACCTGCTGCCGGGCAGGGTATACGACATACTCAAGTGGCTCGCATTGATCGCCTTGCCGGCCATCGCATGGTTGGTTGGTGCGGTCGGCCCGCAATGGGGACTGCCGCACTGCGGCGAACTCGTTACGACCATCAACGCGATCGGCTTGTTCGTCGGCGCGCTCATCGGCGTAAGCCAGCTCACGTCTGTCAAGGCCGACGAGGACGGCCAGTGATTAATTTTCTGACGTGAGACTCGAACTCGCCCCTCTCTCAGCTTCTATGCTGAGGGAGGGGCCTTTTTCATTTTCCGATGGAAGGCTGCGCGGTTCGACCACATCGACACGATATCGACACGATGACAGTTGCGAACAGTTAATTTCAACAAAGCGAACCACTGCGTATCGTATTGTCAAGAACGTTGGAATTTCAACGTTCTTGACAATGCTCACACCCGGCTACGCTCAGTCATGCCATGCCCGAATATAGCAGAATGTCGCAGGTTCAAATCCTGTCAGCCCGAC